GATGGATTGTTATTATCTCCACGTCTGTAATATTAGGTATTCCCATTTTAATTGGTTTAATTATATAATTTGTATGATATGTTTTTAGAAGAAGAAACTTTATCAGAAGCATTGTCTTTCGCCAAGCTGAAAGACTTGCCAAAGAAGTTCAATCCCGAACTGGGGCTTACTTGGATATTGGCTATCGCTCTTATCAAAAAGAAGAACCTCATGAATGCCTACGCCATTGTGGAGCAGAGGGCAGACGGACTTATCCAGTACAAGAAGACATTCGGACGGCTTTCTCCTATTGATGGGCTTATTTCCATCCATCCGTATATGTACGTAGATGAAGAAGCGTTGGGAATGGCTATGAAAGCAAACAGACGAACTATCGCCATGCACTATGCTGGCTATGCGGATGAAATCATTGACTCGGACGATGAAAAGTTCAAGGCGTACCAGTTGCAGTACGCTATGGATATGCAGAAGCTGAACATGAACCAAGAGAAACCTAGATTCGGGAAGTCTGTTGTGGAGGAAGCGGAGGAAACGGTTAATCCTGTGATTGAGGAAAAATTAAAAGAGAACGAAACCATTGCTACCATTCAAGATGAGGGAGAGTGTATTATCGAGGTTGAGGATGCCAAGACGGCTTTCAGACCGAAGAGAGGTAGAAATGCTAAGACGGAGGAATAGGTATGGGCGCATTTATAGCAAGACAACCTAACGGGTTACTTTGCCGTTGGAGTAGTGTGGTTGATAATATCACTCATTACAATATGAGCGATGAAGATTATATCGAATATTGTGCCGAGTGTGCGAGAAAGGAAGCAAGGTTAGAATTGAGAAACTCTTGTTTTGTCAGACCGTTCTCTGAGATTCTTGAAAAACGAGATGGAGACTTGGTGCTTCAATGTATTGTAGTAATTGAAAATCAGCAAGATTACACCAAAGAGGAAGTCGTTAAAGCTAAAAATGAAATGAATCGTCTGAAAGCCGAGTTTGATAAGTATGTCAAGGAAATGAGTGAAAGGGTGGAGGAATAAACATGAAAAATACAACAAGAACCTATTTTATCGCCAAATGCGGTAATAAATACCTGTATGAATGGTCTGAACCTCAATTTACATCGTATATGTGGTATGATACTCATACGAAGTTCAGCACAAAAGAGGAATGTTTGAAGGCTGTCAGCTCTACTATGAGACATTCGGATAAGCCAAACGCACCGATAATCATTAAGGAGTTGAGGGAAACGGTGATTACGGAAGTTGTAAACGAAGAAATATTGTAATTATGGAAAAGAACAAGAAACAACAAGGATTTGAGTTCATCATCAAAAAAAGTGATGTGTTGGAGAGAGAAAACTTCGGCTCGTTTGAGATTGTAATCACGAAAGGATATGCCTGTTTTAAGAACTACACAGGATTCCGGGTGTTCACTACTCCATACGCAGTAGGATTGGACGGTGTGGCGCATGAAACATCCCTCTATGCATGGTTGAAGTATATGGTGGACTTCAAGAAATCCATCAAAGGCAAGGAGAATGAAATGTTCGGGGAAACTACTTCCACCAACAAGGAGTTCTTGGACGGTATGAAAGTGCTTACAGAAACCAACCTTGTGAAGCCTATGACCGTGTTTACTGACATAAATGAAGCGCAGAAAGAGGCTGAAAACTACATGAAGTGGATGGAAGGTCAGATGAAAGATTTAAATAAAGCTATGAACACTACGCCGCCCGAAGAAGACTTGAAAGCTAATGCGGAATTTGAACAGAAGGCTATCATGGCAGAAGAAGCGAAAGAGATGTTTGACGATGGAACTGAAACCGAGAAAGGACAGGTATAACCCGGACAATGTATATCACATCTACATAAAGATGGAACGGCATCCCGGTGTGAAATGGGTGTCATTCAAGGACAAGCAGACCGGAGAAGTGACAAAGGGGCTTTTTATTCCCGATGTAGAAACAGGGTGTATTAAGGTGAGAAACGGTAATATGTTTCTTAGCTTTAAGGCGATACCCGTAAAAGGATGCATAAATACCCATGTGATAATACCGAATGTTTCAAAAGGTGTAGATTGTAATTTGGGTAAATGTGGGAAAAAGGAAGTGGATTTCAGAAAGGCTACTATTGGCAGTATGTATGTTATGGGTGAAATACTTAATGAAGACCAAAAGAAAATAATAGGAAAGTATGTCAGAAAAAGAGGATTTCTTAAAATCGGACGTTGTAAAAAAAGTTGAACGTATCGTGTGCGATTGCGTAAATAAAGTATTCTGTAAGGACAAATATTCGCCTATATCTCCATTGTCTTTATACGAAGGGAAGACAAATATACCGTTCGTAAAGAGAATGGCGAGACCGGCTGTGTTTGTGACTGCGCATGACCGATTTGGGGTATCGTACAGTGTGCTAGAAAAGCATTCTCGTATTCATGCACGTAATATTATACGGTCTGTCAGAATGTATAAGGATATTCCTTGTTCTGATAGTGACGTGAAGAGGATTAATGAACTTATCGAGGTAGAACTTGAAAAATTCCCTATTGTATGAAAGACAAAGATGTTTTCATTGAAAAGTGTGGAGACATAATCATATCTGTTGATTTCGGACATAAAAATGATATGGCTATAGAAACTGTATTTCGAAAAGATAAAAGTGGATTAACTATTTTATCACAAAAGGTTATTGGCCGTGCAGACGATTTTAATACAGAAGAGAAAAGAAATAAACATTTGAACAATGAATGATTTGCTTGCTTTTAAACGTAATGCCATCATGCTCGGATTGTGTACGTCATATAAAGACAAATGGGATGCGGCCACAAGCAAGGAGGCATTGATGGAGATTGCCACTGACGCAAAAGGTATGGACATGATTGCGGACAGTATATCTAACGGATGGGGACTGTCATCATCTTATATCGCAAAGAACTTTTCCGATTACATAAATGGTAAATGGCAGCGAAATAAGGACGGATACACATCCGAAATGTATGTTTCCCATAAGAGTGATGTTGATATACGTTCCACGCTTACATTGTTTGTTGATTGCGAGTGTGATATTGTTGTCAGCAAAGGAATTGTGTGTGAGATTTACCTAAGCGGAAAATCGAAAGTACGTATCTTGTGCGAGGGGCACTGTTATGTTATCCGTTATGGCAAGGAGTGTAGTTTCACGGTTAAAGGAAGTGGGGTGGTGCATGGGAAGTATGTGGAAAACTCTGAACCACATATTAATCATGATTATAAGTGAGTTTATGAATTGTATAACTAAGTCGGAGTGGGTGAAAGATTGATTTATGACCGAAGAAGAACAGATACAAGCCGACATAGAACGGTTTGAGCAAAGAGGTAGCGATATTCCCGATGATGGAGATATGGTTGAACAAATACCATTATTTAGTTCTTCCGATATGCAGTCTGTCATTGAGGATGGGAAGAAGAAGCCGCCTATCCATAGGTTGTGGGGTGATTTTTGGTGGGAGAACGAGCTTGTATTCCTATTTGCCGATAGCGGAATAGGTAAGTCTATTCTTGCCACGCAGATAGCCTACGAGATAGCCAAAGGGGAAAGCGAATGTACGGAGGTGGAGGTAAGTCCTCAAAAGGTCTTGTACTTTGACTTTGAGCTTTCTGACAGACAGCTTGCAAGACGGTACGGGAACGCTGATTTCCCGAAATCGCTTATCCGTTGCACCATATCGGAAGAAGTGGACAGCGATGATTTCAGCATGAACGTAATTGAAGGGATAAAGGATAAATTGCTTGACACGAAAGCTAAAGTTATGATACTAGACAATCTTTCATATCTATCCACCCAGACAGCGGAAGCAGAGTATGCCGGAGTTATTATGGACGGTCTCACAAGATTGAAGCGTGAGCTAAAAATCAGTATCATGGTGATAGCGCATACGCCTAAGATTGAGGAATGGAAGCCCTTGTCTAAAACCAATATGGCAGGAAGTAAGATATTGTCTAACTTTGCAGACGGAGTATTTGCCATAGGACGTACAAGGAATGGAGGACGTTATCTAAAACTATTAAAAACTCGCATGGTGAGTGAACCGGATGAGAAGTCGCTCCTGCCCTACTTCAATATTATTTCGGAGCCTTACCTTCATTTTGAAAAAGTTGGTGATGAAACGGAAAAGAAATTACTTATGGGAAAACCTGCAAAAGATTTTTTCACTTCTATTTGGGATAGAGATACGACATCCCCTATTCCTCTGAATGAGTTGGTCAAACTAATTATATCTAAGGATAATTCTAAGAATACTATAAAGGCTAAAGACGGAAATGCTCGAAAACGTATTGACCGTGCTATAAAATACGGCTCTTTAAGGAAAGATGAGTTAAAGAATGTTTTTCTGAAAACAGAAGATTGATTGTCAATTATCCACAAATCATTTAGTAGTGAACTACCGCAAAACTAAAGAATTAGCGGTAGTTCACGTTTCTAGTTCATTTCTTTTTAAGTATTTCAATACATTCCTTTATCGCATCATCGAAACCATGCTTATACCCTTTAGTATATTCTCCTACATTATATACCGCCACTGACAGACAAAACAGAATGATACCTATAGGCTTATACCAACCGGGCAACGAGATGGAAAACGGCTTAAATGTAATTGTGAGATCGCCAACCCATAATAGGGCGATAATACATATAGATATAAATAAAATTGTTTTCATATCTGTTATTTTTTTCTATTATACTTTATCCTTGATACTCATGAATAATTAGGTTTTTTCTCCGGATTCGAACTATGTTCGCTAAAACGTCCTTGCCAGCATTCAAGATGTACTCGTTTCATGAATGTAGAGCGCATATCCAGATCCTTCCACTCTTCACAATACTTCTCAAATACATCCGACATCTCGTCAAGCATACGGACATAAGCTTTGTTGGCTTCAAGGCCATGCTCAATAATCGGGATTGCCCTCTTCCATTCTTCATCCGTAAGAAGATTAAGAGACAAGGAAACACGGACAGCACCAATGATTTCATTTGTAGTCCAAAATATGTTTCCGTCCTTGACAAAATTATTGATTACTTCGTAGTCAAAATCTTTTTTCAGTCTGCTTTTGAATCCCGCTATATTATGATCTCTAAAATAACTATATGTTGTGTTAATAAGCCTTTTTTCATAATATCCTGTTTCTGGGTAATCCTTAAGGCTTTTCCCCAATAATATTATTTCACGCTTCATAATTCAATCATTAACATTGTTATTAAAACCTACCATTTCTATCTACAATTCTCTTTTCAGAATCAGTGGCTTTTCTTTTTGGGAATTTTCCATGCCCCTTTCCCC